ACGTGAAAGAGCGAAGGAGCTCTCACGTCCAAAAGCTCTTTTGGAGCTTTTGGGCCCTCCAAGAAGTACTGGAGAAGGTTAGCACACCCATCACGCGCCGCTGTCCTTGCCGCAACCTTGGGCACTAGCCCTTGTACAGCCGGGCTCTGATATCTAGAGTGCATCTTTGCACCCTTGACATCTCCCGGTCTGGCGGTCATAAAGGTTTGGCGCGTGAGGCACTTAAGTGGACGGTGATAAGCCGGAATCAGCTTCAAAGTTTGCTGAGGAAGGCATTGATCCATCCACTTTGAGAAATGCCACAGGCCTTTAGAGTAGGCGTTATTACTAACGTCCACCCATGAGACCAGTGACACAAGTGCCTTTTCTGGGGTGAAGGTTGCAAGGTACAGCGGTGTTACGTCCGCACCTTGGAAATAATCACCTCCGCAACTTTCGCGGAAGTAACCTTCTGCGTGAGTCTTGCTCAGTTGATCTTGAGCTGAAGTTCGCCCAAGATCAGCCCCAGTTGAGCTAGCGCAGGCTTTGGCAATATGATGTCATCGCCGAACACCCGGATTTGACCTGCCCAGTACTCAATGTTCCGCGGAGTGGCTTGGAATCCACTCTCCACGATACATGCTGCAATAGCGCAGCATGCGTAAACGATTGACTGAACTGGGAAAGTAACAGCACTACCCATACCAGCGAACTTCTTTAGGTTCACTGTCTTTTCGGCACCAGCATCGTTCAAATCTGCAGGAATGCAGACATCACGAGAGCGGGTGGCGTAGAGATAGGGTAGGATGCCCCCATAGTTATGGAAGGCACGCTCGATGGTCCAACAAGAGAGGCGATCGGAAGCAGAGGACAAGTCCACTGTGACCAAATCACCCGAAATGCTGGCTTCTCTCGCAAGAGCTCTAGAGGGCTCCTGATCGAGGAAGTCTATCGATAGCCGCAGCGGATTAGGCAAAGTGCGCCTAATCCACTTCATCAGTCCTTGTTGTATGAACTGATGCGCTGTAGGCTCGATGGTAATAAGCCTAGGTTTGTCGAGAGTCTTCGGAACAGCACTAAGCCGAGCCGGAACTTCTTCATTGCTAGGAGTTTTGCCATCCTCATATGCCCACTCCTCTGTCGAGTACGCAAAGTACTCGTATGAGAAATAATGATCGAGTCTTCTCGACCAGCTAGGAAAGGAATACTTATCCCCTCCAGTGCGCATATCAGCTACAGCCCCGGGACCATGTCTGGGGACCAAAGCACTTGAGTCGAAAGCCTCTACCTGAGAAGATAGAAGCCGCACGACATCATCAAGTGTGCCCATAGCCCTACGTAGGGCGTGATGCATATCCGGCGAAGCAAAAGAGAGCTTGCCTTCAATGGACGCATCGAATCGCGTCGGATCCTCATTCCACTTCAAAGTCGGTGGTCTGAGGCCTTCGTCGATCTGTACGTACTCACTAACCGCGGTGTGAACCGCAGCTGGCGGGCAATCGTACTCTACTTTCTTGTACAAGTAAAAGAACGTACGAAGAAAGAAGATCGCGTCGGCATTGGGATTAACCCTTACGGGCTCCCCAGCTGTCGCGTACTCGAAGACTTTGGCGAAGAGCCCAGGTAGTATTCTGGACTCTCCACGACGCCTTCCGAGGATAGCGGGCCATGAAGCAATATCAAGGCAACCGCTAGACAAGCACTTATCAAGGTACTTGCCGACCTTGGGTAGCTGAATCATCAGCACATCCAAGGTACCTCGTGTACGACAGAGTGACAACACGTAGTTAAACGAGTTGTCAAGTTGTGGTGCTAGCTCTGGAAAACACACGCCGACCTCCATAAGGATTTGGCGCAGTGGGTCCAGAGCCTTGTCGGTGTTCACTTCCATTTAAACGATCCTTGATTGGATGGTTGGACGTGAGTGCCGGCCCTCGCCTAACGGGACACTAGAGTCG